GAGACTAAAGAAGCAGCAAGAACTTATGGATTTGGTTCAAAAGAAGGTAGAGGTTTAAGAAAAGGAATAACTAACAACAGAAATTACGTTTATAGTAACAGTGGTGTTAAAGTAGAATCTACAAACGCAGAAGTTAGTATGTTGAGAGAAAAGAACGAAGAGTATAGAAAAGCATTAAATGTTTTCAGAGAAAAACTTAATGAAGTTGCTATATTCAATTCAAACTTAGCTTACGCTACGAGATTGTTCACAGAACATTCAACAACTAAAAAAGAAAAAATAAATATCCTTAGAAGATTTGACGGAGTAGAAACTTTAAAAGAATCAAAAAGTCTTTATAAGTCAATCAAAGATGAATTAACTAAAGGAGATACACAACCAATTACTGAATCAGTTGAAACAAAATTAAACAAACAAGTTTCTACGGGTTCATCAGTTAATCTAATTGAGTCTAAAACATATGAAAATCCTCAGTTCTTAAGAATGAAAGATTTAATGTCTAAATTAGGTTAATTAACAAAATAAATTAAAAAACAAAAATACTCAACACATGGGAGCATTATTAGAATCAGGTCTAGTTGGTAACATCGGTCTTAAGCACCTTAAAGTTATCAAAGAAGACACAATCAACAAATGGGACAAATTAGGCTTTTTAGAAGGTCTTAAAGGTCACATGAGAGAAAACGTAGCACAATTATACGAAAACCAAGCATCATTTTTAATCAATGAAGCATCATCTACTTCTGATACAGGAGCATTTGAAACAGTGGTTTTCCCAATCGTTAGACGTGTATTCTCTAAATTATTAGCAAACGATATCGTTTCAGTACAAGCTATGAACTTACCAATCGGTAAATTATTCTACTTCGTACCTAACATTCAATCTTATGAAACAGGTGGTGGAAATCAATCTGACTCAACAGGTATTCATTACTCACCTTATGGAGCACCAAATGGTCCAACTAGTCCTAACGCAGGTTATGACTACAATGTAGGTAAAGATCTTTATGACAGATTTTATGAAGGTGCTGAACCAGCATTAGACCCTCCAGGTTTATATGACTACTCTAAAGGTCAATTCTCAGCTTTAACAGCTACTTGTCAAACAGCACAATGGAATAATACAACATTAAATTTAGAAACAGCAGCTTATGCTTACGGTAACTACAGAAAAGTATTAATTACAATGTCAGGTTTCGCATCTGATGGAGCTGGTAAATTAATCGGTCCTGATGGTAACCCAATGGATAATGAATCATTCTTATCTGATTTAACTATCTATGGAGTTGGTGCTAACTGGTACACATCTGGTTCAACAAGTCCTACTTGGGTTCCTGCTGGTGGATCGGGTCCTTACTTATTTAGAGTTGTAACTCAAAGATATGGTAAAGGTATTGTACAATATGGTAATCAAAATGCAACATTAGAATTCCCAGCTAGTAAAACAGGTGGTGGTCAATATGACAACATTTGTGATGCTTATGGTATCATCTACTTGGAAATTGATTTACAAGTTCCTGTATGTATTACATGTGACGGTTCTATGGACGGTTACACAGGTTCTTCATTCTCTTCTTCAACCGAAGTTAACAATGCATTTATTCCTACTTATAGAATCTATAAGAACTTAGAATTTGAAGATAGAATTGGTGAAGTTTCATTTGACTTATTGTCAGTAACAGTTTCTGTAACTGAAAGAAAATTAAGAGCACAATGGTCTCCTGAAATGGCTCAAGACGTTGCGGCATTCCACAACATCGACGCTGAAGCTGAATTAACAGCATTATTATCTGAGCAAGTTGCGGCAGAAATTGATAGAGAAATCTTGAGAGATTTAAGAAAAGGCGCAGCTTGGAATTTAAGATGGGATTATAACGGTTGGAAGAGACTTGGTACGTCAGCAACAGCTTACACACAAAAAGACTGGAACCAAACGTTAATCACAGCAATCAACCAAATTTCAGCTCAAATCCACAAATCTACTTTAAGAGGTGGTGCAAACTGGATAGTTGTTTCTTCTGAAATCAGTGCAATTTTTGATGATTTGGAATATTTCCACGTATCAAACGCAGCTCCAGAGAAAGACCAATACAACATGGGTATTGAAAGAGTTGGAACATTAGCAGGTCGTTACCAAGTTTACAGAGACCCTTACTTCCCAGCAAACCAAGTGTTAATGGGACACAAAGGAACATCTTTGTTAGATACAGGTTACATCTACGCACCTTACGTACCATTACAACTTACACCTACAATGTACAATCCGTTTAACTTCACTCCAATCAAAGGTATCATGACTAGATACGCTAAGAAAATGGTGAACAACAGATTCTACGGTAGAATCACAGTTGATGGCGTAAGAACATTTGATTTAAAAGAATTGAGATAATCAATTTCTTATGAAATACACTAAAAGGGACAAGAAATTGTCCCTTTTTTTTATTTTACAATATTTATTAATATGATTAAGCAAACATGGAATATTGATGGAGAAGAAAAAGTAAGAATATTAAATCTTCATGAGTCTGCAACAAAAAATTTATATCTTTTAAATGAACAATTGACACCAAATACACCATTTACAATTGATTTTGAAAATGCATTCGATAGTGGACAATATAATTTTACTCCAAAATATATGAATGTTGTAAATGATAGTGTTACCAAAATATCTGATTATATTAAAGGAAAAAACTTAAAAGACTTTAAGTTAATAATAACACCAGGAGAATCTCAGGTACCAAATCCAAAAGGATTTGAACAAAAAGGTTCATTAGCCATGAAAAGGGCTGAAGTTTTAAAAAAATATTTAGAAACTTCTTTACCACCAATATTGAATATGAGTCCTCAAATTGAGATTTCGACTCCTGTTATTGGAACAACAAAATGGGATGATAAATTAGGTAAGGAAAATGATGTATATAAAAAAGAACAATTTGTAAAAGTTGGTGTTGTTTTAAATACTAAATCAATTCCAACAATTCCTGTTGAAACACCATATAAAATAACGGCAAAAGATGAGTATGGAATATACTTTCCAACCAAATATAGTAGTTATTTGGGAGCACTCGCTCAATATCCAGTAAGACAAAGCACAAATATTAAAGATGCAGGTAATTTAGTTGCTGGAGTTCAAGACATAACCCTTAAGTTAATAAAAAAAGATACGGTACCATTTCAAGTTACCGATGTTTATTTAGTACCGTTTGGTTGGTGGAATAATAGAACTTCCGCTAATACTAATTCTCTATATCCACAAGATTTAGATTATATCAAGAAAAATTTTAAAAGACTTCCTAATGTTACTTAATTGGTTTTCTTTTATTTAAAGAATCACAAAATATTAAATACATTTTGTTTAATGAATCTCTAAATTGTTTATTAGTAACTTTCACTCCTTTCCATGTTCTCGAAGTACCAAAATTTTGTTTTGGTAAACTATCATTTAAGTTTTGTGAAACTCCAATTAAATGGGTTAAAATAAAAAGTATAATTAAACTAATTTTTTTCATAATTAACATTTTTACAAAGATAACAAAAATAATCTTGTTATCAAAATAATTTTTCTTATAATTATAAATAGATTTTAGTTTATCAGTCCCCAGCCATAACAAGCTGTTAAGTATTCACGGATACAAAGGTATTGGTAACGTAGTCATGAACTAATATAAAATTAAAAAAAAATGAATTACGCAACACAAGTGGGCAAACCGACTGCGCACATCACAAATAAAAAGTCACGTCTTAAGGTCTATAACGGCCATCTTGTCTTTCTAAATGACAAAGACAATTTCGAATTCGAACTTCATAATCCAAAACAAAAATCAGTCCTTGTAAAAATCAAATTGAATGGTGAATACATTTCCACAGGTGGTATTGTATTAAGACCAGGTCAGAGAGTGTTTTTAGACCGATTCCTTGATTCAAATAACAAGTTTGAGTTCAGTACCTATGAAGTGGATGATACATCGGAAAATAGGTCTGCAATTGATTTGAATGGGGATGTTAGAATTGAGTTCTATGACAATCAATTACACCAAAATGGTTATGGAACTTATAATCTAACTTATGGTACAACCACTACAATAAACACTGGAACTCCCTATTATGGTGGAATTAGTTGTACTAATTTTGATGGTACTTATAATTTAAATGCTTCGTACACCAACACATCATTAACTTCTTCTATTGAAACAGGTAGAATTAAAGAAGGTGAAAAATCAAAACAAAAATTTCAAAACTCTTATGAAGAATTTAATTATAATAGTTCCCATGAGATTAGTCTAAAGATTTTACCTTTAGGTAATAAGAATAAAACTACAGAAGAAATTAGACAACATTGTACAGAATGTGGAGTCAAGGTGAAAAAGAACTTTAAGTTCTGTCCGTCTTGTGGAAATAAAATATAAATGAAAAAGGGTCCCGTGAGACCCTTTTTTTTATTTTAAGTTCTTTGTAAGCACTCTTATTGCTTTAGATAATATCTCCGATTCTTGAAGAGAATAAAGACCTCTGGTATGTCCCATCTCTATTGCCTTGGTTAAAACATAAAACGATTGAATAGAATCCATTGATTCTACAAATTTTTCTACATCTTCAGGGGATTTATATCTTATTGATTCAAATAAGAATTCACCTTGTTCTTCCATATTCATAATTAAAGTATATTTATTGTAAGTTAAATATATGAAAAGAAATAGAATAAATGAAGCCACAGGTGTAGGATCGTCAGGAAATTTTAAAATTCCTATTGTATTAGCTCCCCAATATTGGCACAAAGATGCATTGGCTCCATTTAATATTCCTGTTTACAAATACAATAATGCGGAATTAGCATATGAAGAAGCGGATGGTGATTTTAAAGAAACACCTGAAGAAAGATCCAAGATTGAAAAAAGAACAGATAAGTTATCACGTATTGATGATTATCTTAAAAGTTTCTATACAGGTCAAAATGATGAAGACGGTAGTAATATAGCCGATGTTGAATCCCCTGAAAAAATTATTAAACAAGCTGTCGGCCCACTTAAAGAAGATTTGGCGGTTTGGTTTGGAACAAAGAAAAAACCAAAAGGCAGTAAACAACCTGCAGGTCCTTGGGTTAATATATGTCGTAAAAAAGAAGGTGGAGGACATCCACCATGTGGTAGACCTGAAGCAAGTGATAAGGGATATCCAAAATGTAGAGCCGCTGGAGTTGCAAGTAGAATGAGTGACTCTCAAAAAAAATCAGCCTGTCAACAAAAAAGAACTGCAGAAAAAACACATTTAAAATCAGGTACAGGTAACAAACCTAAAATGACTCATTATAAACCTAAAAATGAATCTCTTAAAGATTTAATTAAAAAATTATTAAGAGAGTCCTTCTAAGATTTTTGTCAATGAATGTTTAATATTATTAGTAAGTTTATCTTCTAATTCAATTTTTTTCTTTTCAGAAATTTCATCAAATTTTCTTAATACTTTACCGTAACACTCATCATTTTCCATATATATACTATAACTATATACGTGATTAATAATATGTACAACTCTATTTTCAATAGTAATTGCCATATCTTTTCGTTCATTAATAATAAATCTTTTGTTGGATACTGGAGCAAAGACTAAATCTGTGTCATCGTGGTCAAGAACTTTTAATACGATATTCGTAGAAGTTTCTACTTCTTCTGGTACAACAGGCTTTGGGTCAAACTTATTTTTTAAATATAAAAAAATATTGAATAATATTCCTGAATTTTGATTTGGAGTCATATTACAAATATAAAATACTTTCTCGAATTAACAATAGGCCCCCGAACATTGTCTTTTACCATCCAATCCTTTAATCTTTCCTTTACAAACTTGAACAGCGTACCCGTTTGCATAAGCACTTGGGTAAACTTT